TCATCCAAATAATTTTGCTCTAGCGCGCGCCGTTGCGGGTGATAAGAGTGATAATTTAGATGGTGTACCAGGGGCTGGCTTAGCTACGATAAAGAAAAGATTTCCTTTTTTAATCGAAGACAAGTCATATTTTGTAAAAGATATAGTATCCGCCTCAAAGAAATCAGAAAAGAAATTGAAGATTTTCGAAAAAATTATTGAGCTTGAAGATGTAGTAAAGCAGAATTATAAATTAATGCAGCTTTATTCTCCCAATATGAGCGTCCAGGCCAAAAAGAAGACTAAATATATAGTAGAAAATTCTCAATTGACTCTTAATAAGACAGAGATTACGAAGATGATGATTTATGATGGATTTGGGGAGTTTAATTTATCGGAGCTATATCGAAATTTTCAAAAAATGATGCTTGACAAAAAGAATAAATAGTAGTATATTCTATATCAGACGTAGGTGGGAATTATGGAGAAGCATGAAGACTTTTCTAAATATGGAAAATCATTTCAAGAGAGTTTAGCACAACTCATATTTGATAATAGACCTTTTTCAGAGCAGATCGAAGAGGTCCTAGATATTAACTTTTTTGATTTGAAGCACCTAAAAGTTTTTGTGAATCTCATTTTTGATTATAAAGGTAAGTATAACACTCACCCGAACACAAATGTTATGTCAACGTTGCTTAGATCTCAACTAGAAGATGAGAATGAGGCGACTAGAAAACAAGTTAGAGATTTTTATGCTCGTATTCTTTCAAACGGAGTGTTACAAGAAGAAGAATATATTAAGCAAACTTCTATAGATTTCTGTAAGAAGCAAAAATTAAAAGAAGCGATTATCAAGTCAGTAGACCTAATCCAAAAATCCTCTTATGAGGAAGTAAAAGGCCTTATTGACGAAGCACTGTCTTTGGGCATTGATAACGAAGTCGGCCATGACTACAAGAAAGATTTTGAGCTTCGGTATCAAGTCAAGGCCAGAAATCCAGTCAGTACAGGCTGGGACCTCATTGACAAATTGTGTAAGAATGGCCTAGGCCGCGGCGAGTTGGGTGTTGTTATCGCGCCTACCGGCGCCGGCAAGACTCATTGTTTGGTACACTTAGGCGCTGCAGCCCTCCGAGAAGGCAAGAACGTTGTGCATTTCACACTAGAACTATCAGAAGATGTTGTAGGGCTTAGGTATGATAGCTGTTTAAGCAATGTTCCGCTGGGTGACTTATTTTCCCTGAAAGATGAGGTATATGAATCATGTATGGAGATTCCTGGCGAATTAATAATTAAAGAATATCCAACAAAAAAAGCAACTACTCAAACTCTTGAGCAAGCCCTTGAAAAGATTAAGAAAAAGGGTACAAATATTGACCTAGTTCTTGTTGATTACGGCGATTTGTTAAGACCTGTTTCGGTTCAAAGGGAGAAAAGAAACGAATTGGAATCTATTTATGAAGAGTTGAGAGGATTAGCCCAAGAATTTCGATGTCCCATATGGACAGCATCCCAGACCAATCGAAGCGGCCTGAACGCCGAGGTGATTACGATGGAGTCAATTTCAGAGGCTTTTAACAAGTGCTTTGTCGCAGATTTTATCTGCTCTTTATCAAGAACTATTAAAGACAAACAAGCAAATACGGGCCGCATGTTCGTTGCAAAGAACAGAAATGGCCCAGATGGTTTAATTTATCCTTTATTTATGGATACATCTAATGTTAAGATTAAAGTGTTGGAGCCGACAGATGAAACCATCGAAGATATAGAAAAGTCGGCTCTTAAAAGACAAGAAGCGAGTTTAAAAGAAAAATATAAACAATTTAGGAAGAATGGGAGTTAAACAATGATAGACCGGGAACACGTTAAAGAAGAAACACTAAAGTATTTTGGCAATGATGAATTAGCTGCTAACGTTTGGATGTCAAAATATTGTCTTAAGGATAGTCAAGGAAACTTGCTGGAGAAAACTCCGGACGATATGCATAAAAGATTAGCTATTGAATTCGCTAGAGTGGAGAACAAATTCAATGGCACCCGAGCCTTGTCTGAAGAAAATATTTATAAATTTTTAAAAGACTTTAAGTATATTGTACCCCAAGGCTCTCCTATGATGGGGATCGGCAACAACCATTCGAATGTTTCTCTTTCTAACTGCGTCGTTATCGCTCCACCAGCGGATAACATTTCTTCTATTATAGACTCCGGCAAACATTTGGCTAATTTATTCAAGCGTCGATGCGGTGTCGGTCTAGACCTCTCTTTATTAAGACCAGAAGGCGCCCGAGTTAAAAATTCTGCTGGAACTACATCCGGGGCCTGGAGCTTCGCTGATTATTACTCGTATGTATGCAGAATGATTGGTCAGAACGGCCGCCGCGGCGCTCTAATGATATCGATGGACATAAGACACCCAGACGTTGAAAGCTTCGCTCTTATGAAGAATGATTTAACCAAGGTCACTGGAGCAAACGTTTCGATTAAAATATCAAACGAGTTCATGAACGCTGTACAAAATGATGAAGATTTTACTCTAAGATTTCCAATTGATGCAGAAGAACCCACCATTACAAAGATAATCCGCGCTAAGGAGTTATGGAACAAGATTGTTAATTCCGCGACCAAGACTGCCGAGCCCGGACTGTTGATGTGGGATAATATCCTTGAAAATCTTCCGGCAAACGAATATGAGAATTTTAAAACAGAATGCGTTAATCCTTGTGCAGAACTGCCATTATCTGCATATGATAGCTGTCGTTTAATTTCGATTAATTTAAAAAACTTTGTAGAGAACAAATTTACAACAAAAGCTAAGTTTAATTTTGCCGAGTTCTCCACCGCGGTCTCGGCCGCAATGAGACTATCGGATGACCTTGTTGAGCTTGAGCTAGAAAAATTGGCGAATATCAAAGATATATCTGACCAACCTGATGAAAAAGATCTCTGGAACAAGTTGTATGAAACTTGTGCCGCAGGTAGAAGAACCGGCCTCGGCACTCATGGCCTAGCTGATGTGATTGCTTGTCTGGGGTTGGCATATGATAGCGACGATGCTATTGAGGTTATTGATAAGATTTATGAAACCTTAAAGATAGAGTCCTACAAAGAAAGTGTAGAGCTAGCAAAAGAGCGCGGCACATTTCCGGCATTTAACTGGGAAGTAGAGAAAGAAAATGCCTTTATTGCTTCCCTGCCAGCGAAACTACAGAAAGCAATTGCCAAACATGGCCGTCGTAATATTTCTATTTTAACGAATGCGCCAACAGGGTCAGTTTCAATACTTAGCCAAACTAGTTCCGGTCTTGAGCCGGTTTTTAGAAATTCGTATACACGTCGTAGAAAACTTGATTATAACGAAACTGACATTAAGGCTGACTTTGTTGATGACTTGGGCGATCGCTGGAAAGAATTTAATGTTTTCCATCATAATGTCGGACAGTATTTGAAGCTCAAGAAGACCGATAAAATCCCGGAGTTTTTTATAGAAAGCGACCAAATTGATTGGAATAAGAGGATTGACGTGCAAGCTACAATCCAGAGGCATATTGATCATTCTATATCGTCTACAATCAATTTGCCGAAAGACACCGATCCATCTGTTGTTGCGGAATTATATTTTGAAGGGTGGAGAAAGGGCCTAAAAGGTATTACGGTATATGTAGATGGATCTAGAAGCGGCGTCTTGGTAACAGACACAGAGGAAGAAGAAGTATTCTCACAAAACAACGCTCCCAAGCGGCCGAATGATCTTTTGTGCGAGATCCATAGACCGACGATTCAAGGAGAAGAGTGGACAATCCTTGTGGGACTTATGAACGGAAAACCATACGAAATTATGGGAGGCCTATCAACTTTTGTTGAAGTCCCCAGAAAGATGACCCATGGAATTTTGGTCAAACACCCCAGAAAGTCAACAAATAGTATTTATGATCTTAAGATCGGAGAGAACGGAAGCGAGTTTAGAATTAAGGATATTGTAAAGGTTTTCGATAATCCTAATCATTCAGTATTTACTAGGATGATTTCCTTATCTTTACGTCACGGCTCCGGAGTAAAATACGTTGTTGAACAGCTTAGAAAGGACAAAGACAGTGATATGTTTAGCTTTTCTAAGGTTATTGCGAGGGTACTAAAGAAATATATTGAAGATGGTGACACAGCCAGTGACAAAAATTGTCCAGAATGTTTAACAGAAGGCTTGATTTATGTTGATGGATGTGTTACATGTGTAAGTTGTGGTTTTTCGAAATGCAGTTAAAATAGGAGGTATTTATGTCGACCGCAGATAAGACTAAGAAAGAGTATGTAGTGGAGTTTATTAAATCGTTTGATGCTAATGAGCAGGCGATGGAGCCATATAAGGAGCATAGAAAAGATTTAAGAAAGAATTATGTAGAGAACGGCTTTCTTTCTCGCGAGGAAGTAAGGTTCGCTGTAAAAGCGTATCGAATGTTAAAGTCAGATGATGATTATGATATTTTTAGCGAGATTTATGAGAAGTTGCATAAATCGATGGGCAAGAGCGGTGCACCATGAATATTTCGCCCGTTAATCGAATGCTTGTAGTTGATCCGACACCGGGCTCTTCGACTGATGAGCAGGATTCTATTTTGGTACCAGATGATTATCGACCGGCCCAGCTTCATGCTGTTGGCCGCGTCGTAGCAATCTCTGGAGATTGTAAGATAGAAGTAAAAGAGAATGATAAGATTGTTTATGATAACTCGATGGTGCAGGAAGTTAAATTAGATGGTAGTACCGTCTACTTGCTTCTTGAGAATTATGTAATGGCAGTTCTAAACAACGATTAAGGTTAAAAATGATATTACCCTTGACGGCAATGCTGTTTGGCTCGTTGTGCCATTTTGGTCCCGAATGTGATCCCAAAGATACATATGACCTAATTTACGACGAAGCCTTACATAATTGCCCGAATGCAAAAAATCCGGATAACACAAATTCAGATATTTTACGTCTTCTAATAGAAGTTGAAAAAGAATATGATTTACCTTGTTCGTTGCGGGGGATGCTATTGGCCGCGGCCTGCTATGAGTCTGGCTACAACCCCAAAGCTCTTGGAGACAGGAGTTTTAGTCGACACAATAAGCCTTTAGCTGTTGGAATCCTACAGTTGTGGCCATGGTGGTCTAAGAGCAAATATGGCTATGGAGTGGACCGTACCAACCCGGAACAATCCGCTAGAGCTTGGATGTCTCATATATTTAGTAAAATACCAAAAGTTAAAAAAAATTGTAGGTTCCGGAATAAAGAGCGGGTGTGGATTGCGGCCTGGGTCCTAGCTATTAGAAAGCCTAAGCCTGGAGGCCGGTGCTATGAAAAGCCGAATCATTTAAAATTACTAAGAAAGTGGCATAGAAATCTCAAACAGTATTGCAGCGTTGTGGGATGTTGAGTTGAATGGGCACATATATCATTATGATGAGGTGGTCATAGGAAATTGTTTGAGTTCTGTGCTATATGCACATAAGGCAGGTTCGTATTTTATTTATAATGTTACGAATGGTGTCTTTTCATTGGATACAATTGATAACGAAATTACATCACAAGATTTAGTTTTTTCACCTGGCAGTTCTGAAAAGAAAGTAATAACTGAGATATTATATGATATAACCTTAAAAGGTTTAAGTTCAGTGTCAGGTAAAATACAGTCTATTCGTGTTGAGGAAGAAAAATTAAAGATAATTACAGAGAACTCAAAAGTTATTCAAATTAAATATAACAAGCTCCGAATTTTTAATTTAGATAAAATTTCATCATTGCCAGTTCTAGTAAGCGAGGAGATTAAAGGCTATCGAGTCTTGGATTGGTTTAACGTAAAATCTGGAATGAAACATGAACATCAGTCCTTGGCCGATACATCTAATGATTTTGTGAATCAAATTTATTTTTACCCTTCAAGCAGGATTGATGGCAACAAAGGCCGGTCTTATAAAGATTTGGTTGCGGAGTCTTTTTTAAGCGAGTCACAAATCGGCGATGCGTCTTATTCTGATTCCATCTCTAGATTAAAAGTTTTAGATATGATGAAAACTGCAGATATTAGGGGCACAGGCAATGGTAAGGACACTAAAGGTAGGCAAAGATATTTACCAGTTAAAATTGAGTTGAGTAAGAGAGAAGTATTTCCAATTAAAAAAATATCATGTGAAGAAAAGAGCGAAAAAATAATTATTGATACTAGAAACTTAAAGGAAATTATTAGTGAATAGCGGACACAAAGGATTTCATTTGGCTGGCGTAATTCCCGTTTCGGGTCAAAAGCTAGAGTTTGATATGCCTTGGCATGATTGTTTGATGCCGCTAGCGCCGAACTATCTAGCTATTGAAAGGAGCGTCGTCGAGTGCGCCTACGCCGGCTGCGAAACCATATGGATTATCTGTAACGATGATATGCAGCCTTTAATAAGACATCGCTTGGGCGACTATGTGCAAGACCCGGTAATGGCCTTTCGTGGATATT